GCGTTTCCATCATCGACTTGAAGTAGTCGCCGTCTGCGGCCGACTCCATCGCGAGCTTCTCCAACTGCACGGTGATGTTCGGGTCCGTGAGGTTGATAGCGATCGACTTGTGGGAATTGCCCAGTCCGATCTGCGACTGGAGCGACTGCTCGATCGCGGTCCAGTCGTTCTTGCGCACCTTGGTGCCCATCACGCAGAGCATGAACTCCGGGACGCCCCGGTTGACGTGGAAGTCGAACTGGTGCTGCGTGATCGCCTGCACGAGTTCGATCGAGGAGATGGCGGCGAGCCACCCTGGCTGGCCCCACCAACGAGAGAAGGCAGTCGGGTCGATGAAGTGGACCAGCTCCGAGGTCTTGCCCTGATCCTTGTGGCGTCGCTTGAAGTCGAGGTCGCCGAACGACGAGAACTTCAGAGTGTGCGCGGCGCGTGTGCCGTGCGAGTGCACCTCGTAGTGGAAGTCATACTGCTGGTTCTCCACCATGATGCGCACGTCGCGAGCAGGCAGGAAGTGCAGACCCTTCGGCGCACCGTCTGGGCCTCGCACGACTTCGAGGAATCCGTTGCCGGTGTTCTCGAAGTCCTCGGCGACCTGGAGCATCGTGTGCAGCCACGACACACGGCACAGAGGGTCGAGGATGTCACGCACCTTCTCGTTCTCGTGGCCGAGTCCGACGGTCGCCACCTTCTTCGCCTCGATGCAGCGAGAGTGGTGGACGTTGTGGCGCTTGAGTTCCTGCGCGCCGACGAAGTCGAACGGGCGAGGCACGGCGCCGACGAAGACGCCTTGCTTGGACTCCTGCTCGTCGCCCTGGATCTTGGTGATGGTGGTGAGGAGAGATTCGTTTTGGTTTGCGATCGTGGGGAACAGGGAGGGAACTCTTTTGAAGAGCTTGGTCACCTGAGCCGCAGAGTCGCGCCGGGCACGGGGCTTTCGAACCTGGGAAGGCACCGCCGGTCGTTCTGAGGGAGTTGTCATGCCTGAAGTATACCATCTGGAGGGGGTCAGAATACACCACGATCGGGACAGGTCGGAAGAAAGTTCACCTTTTCTGCGTCTCAATGTGATACACTTCCACCAGAAGACTTCTCCCACACCCGGCCCACAACTCCCACGACATGACGAAGCCCGCAAAGCGGCGCCTGCTGGACGGCACCATGCGATTGATTTCGCTGGTCCCTCGCGGCGCCAACCAAGTCGCCGCCCTCTACAAGAATCGCGACGCCATGCAGCTCGACGGTGTGGCGAAGATGGACAGCGAGGGATTGCTCACGTCGATCGTCTACCTCGTCGAGCAGGCCGACTCGCACGGCGACATCGCCGCGAAGGATGTCGTGAAGGGCTACTGCCACAACTTCATCCCCAACATGGAAGGCAACGGCATCGACGTGATGCACGACTGCGACCCGGTCGGCGCGGACCGCGCGCACATCGCGGAGAACTTCATCGTCCAGAAGGGCGACCCGCGCTTCCAAAACATCACCGACGAGCACGGCAAGAAGGTCGACGCGACCGACGCCTGGGCCACGGTGGTCAAGATCCACGATCCTATCCTCAAGGCTCCGTATGCAAACGGGGAATGGGTAGGCGTTTCAATGTTCGGCTCGGCCATCGTTGAGCCACTCACCAAGCAAACCCAACCCACTCCACAGGAGAATCCAGACATGGACGAAACCAAGATGGCCGAGCTGCTGAAGAACTTCGGCGAAGACCTCGGTTCCAAGATCGTTACCGGCCTCGCCAAGGCACTCGAACCGAAGAAGGTCGAGAAGACAGAGGTCGCGAAGAGCGACATCCCGTTCGAAGGCGATCCGATGAACGCCGACGACCTCGCGAAGCACGCCGACAAGGTCGTGCTGAAGAGCTGTGACCTGAGCACGCCGGAAGGCATCGCGAAGTGGTCGAGCTACGTCGCGAAGAAGAGCGAGAACGCTCCCGCCGAGGACACCGACCAGCTCCGCAAGGAAGTCGAGGCCCTCCAGGCTCGCATCAACAAGAGCGAGTCCGCTTCCAACGCCAACCCGAGCGACGGCACTCCCGTCTCGAAGGGAGGCACCATCCAGGACAAGCTGGCGCGTGGTCGCGCTCGTGCCGCCGAGCTGAAGAAGTCCGGCGCCCTTCGCTAGTCCGTTCGCCACAACCATCCACATCAGGAGACACTGACTCATGGCACTCGAAAGCAATGAACTTTTCAGCCAGCGCAGCTTCGCAGGTCGGCCCCGTATGGTCGTCGAGCGGAACCGCGTCGGCACCTTCGCCGTCGACGCTTCGGCGCGCAAGCTCGTCCCAGGCACCCCCATCGCATACAACGGAACCGACTGGGTTCCGCTGGCGCAGGGCGCTGACGCTGCGATCTACACGATCACGGCCAACGCCACTGCGGCGTCCGCAGGCACCTTCCTCCTCATCGTCGAGGGGCAGGCTTCGCAGATCGCGTTCGACGCGACTGCCGCGCAGATCCAGGCAGAGCTGGAAGCACGGCACGGCGCGGGCATCGTCGCCGCTGTCGCAACGACCGGCACCGACCTCGGGGACAACTCCGCTGTCGTCACGCTGACGTTCGACGAGAACTTCGGCTCCGGCGCACCGAGCGTCGAGGCTGACATGTCGGACCTGACCGGCAACGTCCATGTCCTGGCAGCGACCGACGCTGGCACGGAGCTGCTCGGAGCCGAGAAGATCCGAGGCTTCGTCGCACACGCCGACGTTCAGTTGTCCGCGACCGACGAGGTCCAGGGCGACGTGATGCTGGCCGGTGAAGTCCACCGCGACGACATCAACACCGCTGCCATCCGTGCACTGTGCACGGGCTCCATCTCCGAGGCCGAGATGGACATCCGACTCAAGGATGGGCTCCGGGAACTCTCCCTCCACGTTCGCGGCCTCGCCGACGTGAACTAGTCCCACTCCAACCTCAACCCCAAGGAAACAACCTATCATGGCACAGCTTCCCGAAATCCTGGAGTGGTATTCGCTCACTCCAATGGTCAACGAGATCAAGGGTCCGCGCACCTTTTTGCGCGACCTCCTCTTCTCGAATGTCCGCACCCTCTCGACCGAGCAGATCGTCTTCTCGGTTCTCACCGGAGGCCGCGAGGTCGCTCCGTTCGTCTCTCGCAACGGCGAGGGCGTCATGGCCGGTGGCTACGACGAGAAGGAATACACGGTCGGTGCACCCAACATCCGCGTCAAGCGGCCGTTGGAAGCAGCGGACCTGATCTTCCGTCGGCACGCCGGTGATGTCATCTTCGCGGATGGCGGCACCCCGGAGTCCCAGGCCGAGCGCGAGATCGCTCGTCAGCTCGGGCGTCTGAACGACTCGATCGAGAACGCGGAGGAGTATCTCTGCGCTCTGGCTTTGCAGGGGAGCATCTCCTACACCGCCGCCGACCAGTCGAACTTCGACATCACCTATCCCAAGCCCGCAGGCAACACGATCACGTTGTCCACGTTCTGGGATCAGGCTTCGCCGACGCCGCTCAAGGACGTGATGGACGCCCAGCGGCAGATGCACAACGAGGTCACCCTGAACCCGACTCACGCCATCGCTGGCGACGAGGCGACCGATGAGTTCTTGCAGCTCACCGAGGTTCAGACCCTCCTGGACAACCGGCGCATCGACGCGGGCTCGCTGGAACTCCAGCGGGACATCGCGATGTCCGGCGCGCTCTTCCTCGGTCGCTTTCGCGGCATGGAGTGGTGGAGCTACCCGAGTCAGGTCACCGTGCAGGGCACGGCCACCGACCTGATCCGCTCGAAGTATGTCGAGTTCGTGCACGCTGGCCCGGCCGCAGAGTTCACGCTCTACTACGGCGCCATCAACGACCTCGACGCACTGGACGCGGGCATGCTCGCCTCCCGTCGCTTCGCGAAGTCGTGGCGTCAGGACGACCCGAGCGTCCAGCAGATCCTCGTCACGTCCCGGCCCCTGCCGGTCCCGCGTCGCCCCGGCGCGGTTGTGTCGATGAAGGTCGTCAGCGGCTAGTCCGCTGGCGGGCTTCGCCCGTCATTCCCCACTCACCCGCATTCCTACGACAGGAGCTACCTCAATGCACTACTACATGACACGAAAAGGCGGATCAATGGTCTTCCGACTCGACACCCCCGAGGGTCGAGTCAAGAAGCACATCGTCGCCGGTCAGTCGATCCCCGCCGACTGTCTCGAATTCCTCGGACAGGCCAAGGTCGACGGACACGTCAAGAGCGGCACGTTCGTCGCGATCGCCGACGACGCCGTCCCTTCTGACAGCGACCTCGGCGCGGCCGATGTCAATCCCATCCCGATCGGCACCGGCGACAAGGACTTCATGCCTGAAGCTCAGGCCCTCCCCGGCAAGCAGAAGGACCAAGCACTGCTGAACCTTCTCGCGGAGCAGGAGCGCATCAAGACGGAGACGACCATCGACGAAGAGATGGGCGGCACTCCCGACGGCGCAGTCAAGGTCGAGCGCCCGGTCGATGAAGACGATGACGACGAGGACGACTACCTCGATGACGAATACGAGGACATGATGACCGACGCAGAGCGTGAGGCGATCGCCAAGATCGAGCGCGGCGAGGTCAAGAACATCTTCGACAAGGCAGAGGAATAGACCCCA